GTCCTTTTGGCATTTTGCCTCCTTTTGATATTTGTTGAGATATCGAAACTCTCGATATCATTTATTAGTATGATTTTCTTAATTGCAGTACAATTGTATAATGATCATGCGCGGTATGACCATGGGTTGTTAAATCAATGTCACCATTATATCCAGATGCTAATGTATTTTTAACACCACCAAAAGATCTAAAGTCCATGTGACCTGAAACATTTCCCGCTGCTGCGCTTCCGCCTAGAACTGCTGCTACAACATTTGTTGTCGCATTCCATTCCAAAGCTACGCGCATACCACCAATATCGTACCAAATTTGTTCAATAGAGGCAAGTGCGGGAGTTGCTCCTGCTGAGTTAGCCGCTAAAGCTGAAACATCAACTTTTGCTACTGAAGCTTCTCCAGAACCATCCGATATATTTGTGAATTTTACGACAGCGATATTATCGCCATCAGATAATGTTTGACTCGTTACTGCGTCTGCCATTTTTCCTCCTATTGGAGAGAGGGGGTTTTCACCCCCGCTCCATTAAAGTTTATTTTACTCGTAGATCAGTCTGCTCATTGCAATGAAATGAGTACCAAGTGCTTCAGCAGCACCTGCTCCAGCTTCAATTCCATTATAAGGAATGAAATCAATATCATCGGTTAAAGCCGCAGATTTAACAGCCGCTGTACCTGGTTGCACCGCTGTTACCGCTGTACCACCAGTAGAACCAGAAGTACTTGTAATATTATACTGAATACCATTTACAAAAATAGTAGCTTTTCTATCGCTATCTATTACAATTTTGAAATGATAGGGTGTATTTATTGCAACAGTAATTGGTAATACACTAATATAATCAGTGTTACCAATACTATGAACAAAATGCCATTTAGCGAAATCACTAAAGGCTTCACTGTTTGTAGCATCTGTTTGATATTTAAAGAAAGCTTGGTTAGCATCAGTTGCAACTAATTGATCATTAGTTAATTTTAATCCACACCAAACTTTTTGGTTATCAAGTGCAGGCAACATAATTGATGTTTCCCAATGCACTTCATTTTCAGTTCCCCATTGTACACCACTCCAAGCTGTAATTGCTCCAGTGTCCGCTGTTCCATCATTATCCAAATGTGGAATAATAATTGCCTGATCCTGATCTGAACCTGCTGTTGTACATAGAACTCCAGATGAAGTAGCAGGAAAAGTAACTAACGCTGAAGTCATGTTACTTGCGGCATCTATTACTTCAAAGTTTTGATTCAAAGTCCTTTGAACTTCAACTGTAGATGCTTGGTCTAGGTTAGCATTAAGACCTGGTCTTTTACTAAAGTATTCTTCTAAGTAGTATCTTCTTGTGTCTTTGATCCCTAGATCATGAACGGTTCTATCAGCATCCACGCCCGTAGATGTAGCTACGCTGTAGATCTTATAGCCGCCTTTCGATCTTACCGGACCTTCAAAGCTAGTTTTAGCCATAGTTTTCTCCTTGGTCATATAGACCTTTTGTTATGCCGTCTCTATATCGTCCACCTAGCTGGTCTGCATAACTATATTAATGCTAGGAAATTTGAATATACTAATATTTATCAGTATACGCAAGTAAAAAAGGGCGTTCCGAGGAACGCCCTCTTTAATAATTAAGCTCCTGGAGAGCCAAATATTCCACGCCAGTCAGACCAGCCGAAGCTGTATCTTTCTCTTGCTTTATATCTAACGTTACCAGTATCGAAGTCACCTTCCATCGCAGTTCTAATAGGAGCCCTAGTGAAGTGTTTAAGTCCATTAGGAGCGTCTGTTTTTAAGAACCAAGCATCAGTATCAGTTAAGAAATTGTTAACCACATAACCTTGTGGCACCATTCCCATAGATTTGATTGCATTGATATCATTATCAGCAGTTCCTACTCTTCCTGCAGATTTCATTAACCTTTCAGCAACAAACTGAAGATTTACTGGGATGATCATTTTCATTGCTCTAAGAGCAATCTTTAATCCCCTTTCATCCTTCATGCCTGCAACGTCGATAAGTGCTTGCTCAAGAGAAGTCTCATTGAGGTCAGCAGCAGTGGTCAATTCATTTTTGACATCACCAGCCATAGTAGTGTGATCAGTAGCTAAAAGCTCCTTATCATCACCACCAAGATAAGAACTGTTAAACCCTCTATTAAGAATGTTTGCAGCTTTTACTTGCTTAGTGTTTGCCATTGAACGTGCCAATGCTTTTGTGTATCGAGTGCTGATTTTGTCGTAGAGGTTATCCTCTACGGCTTCTTCGGTTAGTGCGAAAGCCAAAGCAACTGTTTCATGAGTGTAGCGAGCAGTGAAAGTTTCTTGTGCATCTTCATAAGTTACACCTGAACCTTCCGGTTTTACTTCTGCATTACCAAACCCACCTAACATTACTTCTTCTTCGAAAGCACGATCAGAACTTTCGTTATCGAAAATTTCTGTGTGCTGATTTTCGTATCGGTCATACTCTAATCCGAACAGAGCGTTCAAGCCAGGTTCGAGTTCTTTGACCAATTGCATTCTTGAAATTACCATTGTTCAATTCCTCCTAGCTATTACGTTCCGGTGATACCAGTGCTGCTAAACTTAACATGTTCATTCCACATAACATGCCAGTTAGCGTTTGCACTATCGGCGTCACTGTTGTCTGGATCTTTCGAGATACCAATGATTTTGACTTGCAAGCCAGCTGTAGTATTTTCTGAACCACTGTCAATTTCTGTCACAGACAGACCGTTAACAGTGCTAGAAGTACCAAGAACAGAATCGGTATTTTTACCGATGTCTGTTTTAGCTATAGTGCCATCACATTGGGCTACAAAAAGATAGTACGGATCATCATAGATATACGCGTCAATAGTAGTACCGCCAGAAATGGAACCAGAAGCGGTTACATTTACCTGACTGTAATAATTGGACCATGTAGGTTTTTTGCTAGTTGGATCAATATAGAAGCAACCGTTAAAAACACCAAGATTAGTAGAGCCGGAAGCTGTTCCAGCAATTACTAAACCCGAAGCCTGCATTACGTGATCACCCTTAAAAATGGATGTCGCATAATTGTCTCCGATAGTGTAGAGGGTAGTACCCCCATTATTAACGCCACTGCCAACTTTTCCAACGGGTCTATACCCAAAGGCCGCGTCAACATTAGCCATGATTTTATCCTCACAGATAAATTGTTATAACACACCCCTCATGGGTGTGTCAAAATTGTGTAAATTGTGTGTGAGAAACTAAGTGTTTCTTTTGCCACCAAAACTTACGCGAGTGCTTCTCTCTTTCGAGATTGGCATGCTAGGATGTTGGTCCTTCAAAGGATCGTTTGCAATTGCGTCGTCCTTATCCTGCGTTACTTGTGCAAAATATTTTTTACGCTCTGCTACCGTTTCCTTAGGAATTCGCGCTAGCATTAAACCTCCAACAGCTATAACACCGTTATATTTACCTGAATCAATTTGGGGCCATTCAGTATCAGGATATTCGTCAGCTCTGACAAATTCCCAACCTTCGCGTAGTCTAGCGGATACATTTTTTTGATCCATCTGTCCTACAGATTCGGCCCTTATCCAGCGATGGACGAATCCAGCTGGTGCAGGTGGTGCATCTAGTGATGATGGTGGAGTCCATGGTTTCCTTCGAGAAACTTTCTCTCTGGTTTCAGACTCGCGTGATGGTAGTTTCGTTTTCAGTGTTTTATTATTCATATGCCTACTCCTTCACGTACTTCGCATATTCGCTTAGTGGCACACCTAGTTTTTTTGAAATGGCTACTTGTGATGGTGTGAGTCTCACTGTGCCCTTGCGCCTGATTGGTCCACCCCTACTTGCCGAGGCAACCGTTTGAGTTGGCGAAACTGATCCCCCATCGGGGGAAAACTTGTGAGGAAATGTTTCCTTCATCCTCTTGTCTATCTCATTATAATAGTCATCGGACGAAGGGTCAAATCCTTCTTCCACTATCTTACGATGAATTGAGAAAGATGTCAAGGTCATTGGTTCATCTTCTCCAAACCATTTATTTTTTTCAGCCCAATCCTCTGC